GTGGCGAGGAAGAAGCAGGAAACGGCCTTGAATTCCAGTTTGAAACTGGCCGAAGAAACGAATAATTGGGGCTGGTATGGTGATACGGTACGTGAAGCCGTAAAGTCCGGAGCGATTGACCAAGCACAGGGACAGCTTCTGATTATCCAAGGCAGGCAAAAAGAGCTTTTCCAGGAAGCCCAACGCCTGATGAGGGAAGACCCTTCCGAGCTGGCTCTTCAGATGGACGAAGGACAATGGAATGAATTGAATGAAAAGAATCTGTTCAAGGTTCAGGACGAATTGGAACACATGTTGCGGAATAAGGCCGAGCAACAGCCTTACACGGATTCCGAGTTGAAGGCCATTCAAGAAGGCAGGACTGTTCCTCCGAAGTACGCCGACCTTCCGGGAGATACGGAGAAGATGCGCGTTTGGAGGCAGGCTAAACGAGAAGGGAAGCTTTATCTGTACAAGGATGATATTGAAGCGGAATTCCGAAAGGAAATCGCCAATGGCCCCGTGTTCGATTCCCTGGCCAAGTATGAAACCTGGAAGAAGGAGATGGTCAAGGATTGGAGCGATGAGAAAACCGGCTTCGGCCTGACTCCTGATGAAGTGGAACTTGCCTGTGATCATCACATTGCGAATATGATGAGTGCGGGTTCCGGGAATTCTTTTAATGCCGCCAAGCTTTTTGACGACCTTGGCTATCAGCAGGTGGTCCCCCTGTTTTATGAAAAGTGGAGGAAGAAGGCCGATGACTGGTACTTGACTTCCAATCGCAGAACCTTGGCGGAGGGGGCGGCTGTGAGTGAGATGGAGGCCGCGATGGAGCGCGTCAAAAGTAATGCGCTGAAGGCTTACCTTTCCTGGGAAAGAGACCATGAGAACAAGTCCCGAGACGAAAAGTTCATGAAAGCTTCCGAGCTGCTTGCTATGTTCGCTAATAATGAAAAGACTTCCTTTGATAATAAAACATTTGAGGCGAACAGAATCAAGAAGGAAGCCATTTACGGGGCCGTTTATGGGAACATTGATAAGTATTCCAATGATTCTGGTAAAGCTGCTCTGGACGAGCAGAAGAGGATCCACCAGGAATACCGGAAAGAGAGGGCGGAGAGCGCCAAAAAAGCCGCGCGGCAGCGAACTGTCGATCAGGCAAAGTTTATGCCTGTGGAGGTAGATGGCGTGATCAATGTGTCCGAACGAGAACCGGGCATTTACCTGGACAGGAAGACCTTTGAACAAGTCGTCAAGGCTCACGGAGATGCACCGGTGGTTTTGGCCACAATCCCGGAACGCGGAAGCAGACGCGCGGCTGCCAAGCTGCCTGTTTTAGGGTGGCACGAAGGAGTGGGAACGATGCTGACCAGCGGAGCGCGCGTGCGCCTGTTAGGCCGCATCCGGAATGTTCATTCACTACATTTGAAGTTTCTCCAGAATCCGGAGAGCAAAACGCTGGAGGACAGCAAGATGAAGGAGTTTACCGAGAAGAAGAAACGCAAGCTCCGCGATGCGGATGTGCCACCCGATGATTTCGGCATTATACCGGACAATGAAGTGGAGACTGCCCAGCCTGTGAGCGGGGCTTATTTGAACGGGGAATTGACCATGCTTCCCCCGCTTTAACCTTTTCACACAACCCGACACATGAACTTTGAAGAGTATTTCCAGAGAATTGAACAGGCGGAACAGTCTGTCAACGAATTGAACCAGCCGTTTGGAGAAGGCATTGCTTCCTCCATGCCGGATTACATGCCGGGAATAGAAATGACCGCCGAAGAACTTTCTCCGGGGTGGATGCGCCCTGTCCTGAACGTGGTGCGTCCCGAATGGGAAGAGAGGCGTAACCGCTGGGAAGAGCTGGGGGCCGCCGCCCTGTACGGAGATTTTTTGAAGGCTGGGAAACAGGGTGAGCTTGACGCGCGTGTGCGGGAAGTGATTGCCAAGAATAAGGTTTTCCGGGATTTCATGGAGGAAGGAGACAAGCCGCTTTCCCGCATGTACATGGGCCGGGAGGTGATGAGGGCATTGTACGGTTCCCGCTTCCGTGACGTGCCGGAGATGTATTTCCATTCCCGCGGCGAGCAGATGCCGGAGGCTGGCAGGCAGTCTCTCAACGATGGGTATGCCGCCGTATGGGATGATTTTTCCAGCAAGACACGCAAGAGGTATGCTGACTACCAGCAGAAAAAGGCGGAGTTTCAGCGCGGCCTGGAAGAGTTTGGCCGGGAACTGGAAAAGGCGCTTCCGGAAGCCGTCCTGCAGGGGAAGACCCTTTCCCCTGATATGATGGAGAAGGCTACTCGCTACGGTCAAGCGGAGAAGGTGACGGCCAGCCTGCAGCGGGCTCATGCGGCCGTTGACCTGCTCCGCGGCGTGAACCGCGGCGGAGTTTCCCGCGGAGCTCACGAAGGAGCTGTCCGGGCGGAGGCGGAACGGATTGTCCGGGAAGAGAACAGGGATGGAAGTTATTACCGGTTTCTGGGCATGGATCTGGGCAAGCCGAAGACGGAAGAGGAAGCCGAGCAGCAGGCGCGGGCCAACCTGGGCAACAGCTACGAAGTGACGCGGGAGTTTATTTCCCACCTGGTGAACGTCCTTTCCGACGAAGACGGGCAGTTGGATGAAGGAGCTCTGGGCGCCATGATGCTGGCTCTGGACGCGGACGCGCAGGGTCAGCAGACGATTGACAGCCGGTTTGTGCGCAATATGGGCGAGGCCCTGAAACGCTGGTGGACGGATAGTGACGATTTCCTGCAGCGTTACACAGGAAAAGATCCCTTTCATGAATTTCTTGATGTGCGAAACGCTTTGACAGGCGGGAAACCCCTGACGCTGGAGGGGTATTTGACGGAGAAGCAGCAGGAGGAAGAGACCCGCCGGCGGCTGTACGAGGATCCGCGCGTGGAAAAGTTGAAGTTTGCTTTGTCCCGTCTTGAGGACACCCGGTTGAGCGCAGCGGATAAGGCCGGGTTTCTGGCCGGATCCCTTACAGAATTGGGAACGATTACCGGCGACAGTTCCCCCGCCGTTCTGGCCGGTCTGGTTAGCGGCGGTTTGTCCATAGCCGCTTTCGCCCCTGCCTCCATGAACCGGAGCATTGCCCAGGCTCACGCGGAAGGGAAACGGAATGCCGAGCTTTACGGGTTGATTACGGGCGGCTTTGACGCCCTGGCGGAAGGCAGCTTCGGCGTCGCGGTGCGCAAGGTTCCTTTTGTTGGGAAGCTGATGGATAAGGCGGCGCTGGGACTAATTGGCAAGCCTGTGGTGGGGAAAGCGGCCGCTGCCGTGCAGAGCAATTGGTTTCTGCGCTACCTGGGGGACCGCGTGGCGGTGGAAAGTTTGGGCGAACTGGTAGGCGAAGAGGTGATCAGCCAGACGGGAAGCTACCTGACGATTCAGGGGATGCGCGGCCTTGGCGTGGATATGGATGCCCCGGAGTGGAAGCCTTTTTCCACGGCCTGGGAGTGTATCCAGGACGAACGGCAGAGCGCGGCCACTGTGGCGTATTGCGCGGCCCTGGGGTTGATGGGGCTTTCCGCCGATATGAGGGCGGCCCGGGAGTTTTCCCGGAACCGCGAGAATCTGATGACCGTAGGGCTGAAGCCGGAGACGGCCGCCCGTTTGGCGGCGATGACGGAGGACACCATGAACCAGGCCGCCCTGCTGCAAGCCGGAGGGGATCTCAACACCTCCAAGCTGCGGGAACTGGACGACAAGCTGCAGGCCGAATACCGCCATGCTTATGAAACCGAAGTAGTGAACGAGGATCCGGTGAAACTGCGTGACCGGTTGAAGAAGAATCACGAGTTGTTCATGAGCGACATCGACGCGCAGGTGGCGTTGAAGGAAGGGGTGCTGAAGGCGGCTTTGCGGGAACAGGGGGTGCTGGATGTGGAAGAGAGCCTGACGGGCAAGAATGTGGTGACCGTGGAGGACACCGAACAGGCGGAGAAGGATCGCGCTTCCTGGCAGGACGGGAAGATGCCGGAAGGGTATGAAACGCCCGTGAAGAAGGTGGAATGGACGGACGAGCAGCTGGCGGCCTATTCACAGTACGCCATTGGGAACGAAGGGTTGAAGCGGATGAAGGCCATCCGGTCCGCCGCGCTGAATCTGGACATGGTCGCGAAGGTGAATGAGAAGGATTACGCCAGGACCCTGCCGCTGACGGAGAGTTCCGTACCTGTGGCCGCCGAGCTGGCCAGGAGCAAGGGGGCGATGACGATTGACGTGCTGCGGGCTTTGTCCGAGGCGGCGACCAGGGAGGGAGAGAACGGCCGCAGCGTGCTGCCCGGAGTGAGCAATGCCGCCGTGGTTTCCATGGAGGGAAGTTTTATGAAGCGGTTGCAGTGGGAGGCCCGAAGCGGCGATACGGCCGGCGCCTCCCGGCTGCTGGCGGGCGAAGGCGGCGCGGCGGCCATCCGGCTGACGGCCGGCGAGGGGCCGGCGAGCCGCATTGTGTATAATCCAGGCCATACCCTTTCCACGAATTTGGCGGAGGACGTGGTGGAAAGCATGCTGGTGGATAAGTTGAGGAAGGAGGGAGGCATGGACGGCCGGGGCAATCTGACGGATGCCGGGAAGGATTGGCTTTCCGCCATGCACCGGGAGATGCGGGAAGTGCGCCGGCAGGTGCTGGCGGCTACCGGCAGGGATATGATGCCCGGATTGGAGAAGGCGGAACCGTCCCTGATGAATGTGACAGAGTATTTTTCCCACCTGGCCCAGAGCGCGTTTTATCGGCAGGCCGGGGAGTACGGCTTGAATGACGCGGCGATGCGGCATGTGAAGTTCATGGATTCCGCACTGATCCAGGCGAAGTTTCTTAACGATATGGGCGCCGGCTTTGCGAAGTGGGCGGACACGGAAGCGGGCCGCGCCTGGCAGAAGGAGGGCGGGACGCTGGCCGGACTGCTGCGGGAAACCGGTCATGAGCTGGCGGATTTGTACACCAACAGCCGGGTTACGGCAGAGAATGTGGCCGCCGTGGAAGAGGCCCGCATGTACCGAAGAGCCAACGGTGCCCGGACCGTGGAAGACATCCGGGAGGAATTGGAAGAGGCTGAACAGGAGGGAACGGAAGCGGAGGGCGTCATGGGGGAAGATTCCAGGGAGATTCCTGCGGAAGAGAGCGTCACGGGCGAAACCATCCCGGCGGAAGCCAACGAAGAGGTGCCCGATGCGGATCCGGAGAGCGGGCAGTTTGTGCCTCCCCCCGGAAGCGTGGTGGAAGTTGATCCCGAAGGCAAGGGCCGAGGCCTGGAAGGAGGACGGTATGCGGAGGACGGCGTGGAGGGTTCCGTGATCGGGATGGTTCCTTGTTCCTCCCTGGTGTTTCCCGAATGGCCTTTTTCCAGGTTTGCCGCCGCGGACGGCATGGCTGAAGCGCTGCGGCGCGAGGACGGCCGCATGGAGGTGATGATGGGGGGAGACCTGCTGCGCCAGGAGGATCAGGCGCAGAGCGTGAAGGTCCGCGTGTGGGATGCGGACGCCACCCGCAACGAAGCCTGGGCCCGCGGCCGCGCCCTGGAACAGATAGCTCTTGCCGGCATGGCTCCGAAGGTTTTTTCCGTCCGGGACTACCTGGAGTATTACCGCCACCTGTACCCGGACGGACTGCCGGACAGGTCCGCCCTGGGGAAGCTGGGCAAGAAGGCCCGGCAGGCTGTCACGATTCTGGAGAAGGCGGCGCCGGAAGTGGCGCAGGATGCTCTTTCCGGCGACGTGTCCGCGGCGGATGCCTACGCCGCCGTAGAGACGGCCGCCACGCAGGAGGGACAGCGGTTTTATCTGGATCAGAAGGCCGCCGACAGGAAGGCGAGCCTGGAGTACCTGACTGCCCTGACGCGGGCCTGGGAAGCCGCGCCCGGGGCGGACGCGGATGCGCTGCGCAAACAGGCCCGCTATGTCGTGGCTGCCCGCAAGGAGATTCGCAAGGCTGTTTCCCGCCTTCAGGATGTGCGAGGGGAGCAGCCCCGCGCCGTCGCCCAGCGGGAGCTTGGCATCGATCTGCCCACGGCGGAGGCGGTGGCCGACGCAATGAAAAGGCTGGATCTGCTGGACGCTTCTTTTGACGCGTTTGAGGCTGATTTGGATGTCCCGGGGCGCGCTGCGGAGTGGGACGGGAAAAGCCCGGTGGGAGTTGTCGGCAGTTTTTTCCAGGCGCGGGAAGAGGTGAAGGAGATGAAGGCCGGGACGGAGGCGTCCGAGGCCGCCGGCAGGATGGCGCGGAAGCGAGGCCGCCGGCAGGAACAGCAGGCCCGGCCTGCCGACGCGCAACAACGGGAAGCCTCTCGTTCAACGACGGAAGGAGTGGAAGAGAAGCCCGCTGCCGACAAGCTGGAAGATGCGGGGCGTGAGATCAAGGCGCACAAGGACAGGTACAGCAACAGGGTTACCGAGCCGCTGAAGGCCGAGATGCCGGAGGATTTCAGCAAGGTGACGGTGAGTAAGTATTTCCCGGAACCCGATTGGGAGAAGCTGGCCAATGACGGCGTGAGTCAGGATGTGATTGTCGCGATGGCGTTGATACGCGGTCTGCTTCCGGATAAGCCCAGGGGACTCCGGGCGGGCATCATGGGCGCCAAATGGCTGGAGGCCATGAAGATGTACCGCCGCAGCACGGCGGAGCTTCTGGAGGGGACGTTGAAGCCGGAAGAGTTTTTTGCTGCGTTGTCCAGACAGGGCGGCAAGGCCGCCGGGAAGGTAGCGTTGTTCCGGGCGTTGGGATATCCGTATTGCCTGAAAGCGCTGAAAGTTTCCATGGAGGTGTATGCGTCTCAAGAGGACGGCAAGCCAAAAAAATATTGCGTTTTTAAGCATGAGAAAGGGAGCAGGTTTTTGCCCAAAGGAATCGATAGCTGGAGAAGCTACCCTTCCGAGCAGGAAGCTGTTGACGCGTTGCGCGCGGCGATTGCCGCGGAGATGGCCGTTGAGGACGAAGCTGGTGATAAGAAGAAGAGGAAGGAGGTGAAGCTGACGATCCGTTATTACAACCACGGACCGAAGAAGGGCGAGTTTTTTATTTGCCGCGATTTGCCCGGCAACGCGCGCATTAAGCTCAAGGATGGCCTGGCTTCCGGGCAGGAGGCGCGGGAATACATGGATGCGCACATGGACGAGCTGCAGGAGAAGCTAAGACGAATTGCCCGGAAGCCGGATGTCATGCTTGAGGTGAGTTCTGAACGTGTGGGGGAAGATTACCGCAACGGGAAGAACGTGGATAACGCGATGCTGATGGAAACGTTCGGCATTAACGGGATTACTTACGGGAATTGGGTGAGCGGTCCGGAACGCCAGGCCAAGCTGAATGCGACGTATGATGCTTTTTTGGATTTGGCCCATTTGCTGAGGATTCCGCCGAGGGCGATTTCTTTGAACGGCAGTCTTGGGTTCCAGTTCGGAGCGAGCGGCGTAGGGCGTTATTCGGCTCATTATCGCCCGAGCGACGTGAGCATCAACCTGACACGAAAGAAGGGGGATGGTTCCCTGGCGCACGAGTGGTGGCACGCGCTGGATCATTATTTTATGCGCGCCCATGCAGGGATGAATCTTGAGATGAGCAGCAATCACACCCAGCGGAAGTTTAAGGGGCTTACTGATGCGGGGAGGGTTGAGTATGGTTTTTCCACCCCCGGCATGAATGAGAATGCCGGACAGGCGTTTGCCAGGCTGGTGTATGAGATTGAGCAGAGCGATTACGCCGCCCGCAGTGTGGCGATGGGCAAAGGTTATTGGGGCACCAATATAGAAATGACGGCCAGAGCGTTCCAAGCGTACATGGTGAAGAAGGCCGGGGATGCGGGGCTGCGGAATGAGTTTTTGAGCGCGTACATGAGCACGGAGGAATTTCGTGAGATAGACAGGGAGTTTTTTGAATCCACGGGGATTGACCGTTATCCGTACCCGACGGATGAAGAGTTGAAGAAGTTCGCTCCGCTGTTTGACAGGTTCTTTGCCGCGCTGACGCACGTCAGGCAGGAGAACGGGAATTACGTGACTTTTTCCGTGACGGATATGGAAGACATGGGAGCCCCTGCCGAGACTGCGTTTTCCATTGCCTCGGCACAGGAACAGGGGTTGTTCCATGACGGCCATTTTGAGGCGGATAACGCGGTGATTACGGAACCGGGTGTGACGTTTTCCATTGCCGCCCTGCATGCTTCCCCTCACAGTTTTCGGAAGTTTGATACGGCGTTCATGGGCAAGGGTGAGGGAGCGCAGGCGTATGGCTGGGGACTTTATTTTGCGGAAAATCCGGAGGTGAATCGGAGTTATATGAACCAGTTCGCGCAGGATAAGACGACATGGAAGTTCCGGGAGGTGGAGACTGGCGTTATAGAAGTGATGCAACGATCCCTGGTAAATAGTTTTTTGCCGAAGGATGCCCTGCCGGAGGCCAAGGAGGACGCGTCAGATATCGCCTGGTCTGTTCTTGGCGATTTGGTTGATGCCTCCAAAGGAAGCATGACTGTTTCAGACATCGCCAGAGAGGTGATGGAGGAGATTGAAATCAACAGGAAACACGCGGAGGAGTATCCCCAGGAGCGGGAGAAAATGGTCCAGCTGGAAGGCTTTCTACTTTCTCTGCTTGACCATCTGGACGAGATAGAGGCCAGGCCGGGCATGCCTTCCAATTACAAGGTAGAGTTGAATGTAGAGGATTCCGAGTTGATGGGCTGGGATTACGTGGACGAGACGGCTCTTGCCTTGTTGAAGGATTCCCCGGTGGAAGAGGTGCGGTATGCTTTGGAACGTGCCGAAAGAAGGGCGGATTACCGAGGCGAAAATGTGAGCGGCAAAGACGTTTATCAGGAGTTGTTTGATGCTTTTTGGGATGGAGATGATGGCACGAAACAAGAGGCACAGAAGGCCGCCAGCGTGTCTTTGCTGTCCAGCGATATTAAAGGCATCAGGTACGCAGACGGCTATACTCGCGGGAAAGCGGAGGAAGATCAGACGTATAATTACGTGATTTTTGACGGGAACGACATCAAGATTACGGCGTTTGCGGACGAGTCCACCGGGGGAGCGTGGGCGGATTATGAGGATCCGACGGCGACGTTTTCCGTGGTTGCCGTCGATAGTTCCGGATATGCCCTGAAGCCGGAGATGTTCGTCACCCGTCCTGACGGGAACCCGGACTGGTTCACTATCCCCAAGCGTAAGGGGCAACCCTCCATGCCGGTGCGGCTGCTGGTGGGGGAAGATGCCGCTTTCCACAAGGGCTACGGCCTGACGCACATTGCCGCGTCCAGGGATTTAGACGGGCTGTGGGCGAAAACTACGCCGGAACGGTTTTTGTCCAGCATCTTGGCTAATGTAAGCGAACTGTGGGAAATTTCCCCCGGTCGGGAGTTGCTGGTGAAAGGCAAGAAGCCGTCTGCCTGGATGGTTTTACAATTGGCTAGAAAGGAGGGGTATTATTCCATCGTCACAGCACACCCAGTAGCCGGTTCCAAGAAACCAAACGGAAAGAGACTCCCCCTTGCAGAGCGGATCGCTGGTAAGAACCAGACGCGTGTTGATCGGTCACAACGACCTGCAAACCCGGATGCGGTTCCGGACGCCTTCCCGGGAGGTCAAGAGAGTGAAACCGCAACTCTAGCCTCTACCGCTGGCAGGGGAGATGTTTCCTCCTTACCACCCGGCGCGCGCGTTGTCAATATCAATGACGTGCGGCTGCGCTTTGACGACGGGCGACAGATGCAGGCAGGTTCCCCCGTGTCCACCATGTCCCTTGCCCTGATGGACGACGGCCTGGATTCCGCGCCGCACCTGAAGGAGCGGGTCATACAGCAGTTGATCGGAGATGTGCGTACGGCGGTGCGACGGTTTAACCGCGTGTTTGCCGGAAACACGGGCGTGGAAGCCGCAGCGCGGGAGATGGGCCAGGCCCAGGCGCTGCTTGGCATGATGAACAAGTACGCGGCCAAGGGCTACCGCCCGCGTCTGACCGCCCAGATGCGCTATGTGGAGGTGTATGCCCGGATGCTGGAGAGCGGGAAGATTCTTTCCTACGGGAAACTGAACGCCCAGGAATTGAAATCCCTGAAGGAAGACCTGGAAACGGAGCTGTCCGATGCCGTGGAGGTTTCCGCCCGCGGGGTTGCGTGGGAGGCCGCCGAGGGCGGATTGTACGGCAAGCATGAGCTTGAACGGCTGGAAACACAGGCTCGGCAGGAGGTGCGCGATACGCTGGTGAGGGATTACGCCGGCCGCAAGCTGGACGAGGTGGTGCGCGATATGTTGAATCAGGGCGCGTCCCAGCTGGAGAAGCAGCTTAAAGACGAAGAGATGGCGCGTATCGGCAAGCTGCTGGATTTTATCAGGCCGCGCAAGGATCCGAAGACCGGCAAGCTGAAGAAGGGGCTGATGAATGCCGACGCTTACCGGAGGGTGGAGCGGATTACCCGCATGATGGAGGCGCCGGCGGAGAAGAAGGCGGAAGAGATGGAGCGGCTGAATGTTCAACTGGCGGTGGACGATTTGGCGGAAGCCGATCATGACCGCATTTCCCTGGAGCTGCTGGACTGGTCCGTGTATGGGGCTCTGGAGAGCATGAGCCTGGACGCCGTCAGGGCGGCTGGGGAAAGTCTCCGGGAATTGGTTCTGGCGGAACGGAATGTGTGGGAATTAAGGCTGGAGGACGAGAAGAGGCGCCTCAAGAAGGTAGCGATGGATGCCGCGGCGGTTCTGGGCCGGGCGGATGCCACGAAGATGCGCCAAATGACGGAGAAGGAGGAAAGGACGTTCCGAAAGTTCGGGATTATTGGCCGCCATTTGATGAGTTTTTCCCAGGCGATGTATGCCATGAGCGGCATGCCCGGCGTCATGAAGGATCTGGCCCGGGAAACGCTGGATGCCCTGGCTGACGGGCATGTCGCTCTGACAGCCAGGGAGAAGGATATTAACAACCGGTTGGCGGTGTTTATGAAGAAGGAACTGGGACTGGACACGGAGAGGCAGAGGGCCGATTTTATTCAGGGCCTCAAGAAGACGATCAAGACCGGGATTGTGAGGGAGAAGGTAAAAGTTCACTCCCTGGATTTGACCGTGGAGGAAGCCCAGCGCTGGCTTTCCATGAGCAGGGAGGAACGGCAGGCAGAACGGGACCGGATGAGGGAGGAGGCGGAGAGCAAGGGGTGGGCCGTGGAAGCCATGGTGGAAGAGGATGATGTGCTGCCGCTGAAGGAGGCCGTCCATTCCGCCCTGAATCCTTCGCCGCGCATTGACGGGAAGAAGGGCCGGAAGCGGGAGCGCGTCCAGGTGAAGCGTGAATTCATGGAGAAGCAGGAACCGCTTGAAGCCAGTGCGGACCAGCTTCTTAATGTTATTCTCACGTATGAGCAGCCTTTTTACGCAGAGAACGCGCGCATGAACGGGTACACGCCGGAGGTGCTGGATGCTTTGCGCCGGAAGGTGGGCGCCGACGCGCTGGCCTACGGTTACAAGATGCGCGATCTTCTTTCTGAAAGCGGGGTTGCCGAAGAGTTTGAACGGCGCGAAGGGGTTCCTTTTCCCGCGCAGACGAATTACTGGATGAGCCGCTTCCATGATGCTTCCCGCATTAACCAGAACCGGGATGCTCTGGATGTAGAGATGGGAACCGGCGCCCGGTACGGAATGCTGATTCAGCGCGTGGACCACAGGCACGAAGTGGATTTGAGCCTGGGTGCAAGCAATGTGTTCCTTGCCGCCTGCACCCAGCAGAATAATTATCTGGTCATGGGGAGGATGACGGCCAAGTGGAGGCGTCTTTTATCCAATAAGGAGTTCGCGGGGGCTTTGAAGCAGAGGCTTGGGGATGGGTTGTTCTCTTCCCTCAAGCAGATGATTGATTTGTTTGACGGCGCCGGGGTGATGGAGGCGGTGACGCAGCGCACCATGGGCAGCCTGCTGGGCATGATTCAGAATGCGCATGCCGTCAGCGTGTTGTCCGCCGCCCTGACGACGATTGCCAAGCAGCCTTCCGCCCTGATGCACGCGGCGGCGTTCAAGTCTCCGGTCAGAGTGATGAAGCAGTTGCTGCTGGACCGGGCGGGCGCGGGCAGGATTTCGTTTGCCGAGATGCTGCGCAAGCCTTTTTTCCAGGCGAGGTTTAAGGATGACCGTGTGTTTGTGGAGCTGATGCGCATGGGGGCCAATGCGAAGTGGACGCGGATGGCCGGCTTGTCCCGCATGGGGATGCAGGCTCTTGAGCACGTGGATGTGTGGTCTAATTGCGCCAGCATGACGGCGCTGTATAACCTGACCTGGCAGGATTTGGAGAAGGAGAACCGCGCGGCGGCCGTTCCGATGACGGAGGATCAGATGGAAGAGATTTGCGACAGGACCGTGAAGAATGCCCTGGAGCTTGTGGGGCAGCCCCAGCGGCTGACGCAGCGTTCTATGATGGCGGCTCTTGGGAAAAACAATCTGTGGGTGCGGATGAATTGCTACATGGGCGGTGAAATGCTCAACAAGGTGGGCATGACCGCGGCCATTGGGGAGAAGTCCCGCGCGGAAGGAGACGGCGTGGTCAAGAGGTTCGGCAAGAAGATGCTGTGGCTTTCCACGATGTCCGGCGTTGAGCAGGTTATTTTGATGTTGCTGGATTTGATGCGGGGCAACGGACCGGATGATGACGAGTTGCCGGAGTGGCTGGTTTACAATGCCCTCACCGGGTTGTCCGGTCTTGGTTTGCTGAATACACTGCCCATTCTGGGGCCGACTTTGGAGGAAGTCAGCGGCCAGCTTAACAAGCTGATTACAGGGAAGAATAAGGGCTTCATTAAGACCGGCTTGCTGGATGACATGCTGTTTAATTTCCGTGGATGGATGCGCTGCGTCAGGAAGTTCAGCGATGCGGATAAGATGAGCGGTGAGGAAATGGCTCTGGCAATTGCCGATACTGTTCGCCTTGGGGCGGCAGGAACCGGACTTGGCCGCGGCGTCAACAGCACGATGCAGTGGACCAGCACGTTGAGCGGTACGCTTCAATCTTTTTCCGCTGTGGGGAATATGTTGCGCCCCTTCCTTCAGCGCGCCATGAATGACGAAAAGCAGGAGAAGAAGGAAAGGAGGGAAAGGATACGGAGATACCGTTAATTACTTCATATGCTCAAGAGTAAAATTAAGGTTACTAAGATCAGTTGATATTCTATCAAGATCACGGCTTATTCTTTGCAAATTTTCCCCAATTTCTAGGAGTTGAAAGGATATTGTACTCAATGAAACAGAGACAATAATTCCGAACAAATAAAGTGTTGCAATGTGGATTTTTTTCATAATAGTAGAATATTATTTACTTGCTCCACCACAAATTTTGCAGTTATTGCCACTGCCAGTATCACTCCAATACCCTTTACAGTTATTGTAGTATCGGCAAGAAGAGTTATGTGTCTTTCCGGTTGAGCTGATCCAGTATTTCTTTTGCGCGGCTTCTACTTTTACAGAGGTTTGAATGTTTTCCACCGGGCAAGCTCCCATGGAAGCCACGGAGAGACACACAGCAGAGACGGCATAGATGAATAGTTTTCCCAGAATCATACCAGAAAATTATATCTTTTCATGAAGAAAGAACAACAAAAAAGCCCCTGACCCGGAGGCCAAGGGCTGAACAGGAGCACTTTTCTGGGAGGATGCTACTGTACACGGCTGTAATGGCAATAAAAAACCGCCCGCGTTTCCCAACGTGGACGGCTAACGGAAAATAAAAAAGAGGATTTATCTATAGAATGAGATTTCGTCGTCTTCATCAGTAATACCTATACGTTCAAGTAATTTTTTCTCAACGTTTGCATCAATAATCTTATTTGCCCATTCGTTTACACTTTTAGTTCCATCCAGAGCTGCTGCAATTGACCACATTAGTGTATCTCCAGGTGAAAAAATAAACATTTTACGCTCATTCTCAAAATCAGCTTCTGTTAAATAATCATCAAGAGCTCTTTCAGCGGATTTCAAAGAAAAAGTTTTGTTATCTTTAATAGTATTTTCTATTTTTTTCTTAGCAGCAATATTTAATATAATAGTGATTGATTTAGGAGGATCTAAAAATGTATATTTCCCTTCACCCAAACTATTTATTTTTGAAAAATCATACACCACCCCCCAAAGCTCTGCAGAACTTGAATCTATAGGAAATATAATTGGGTTGTCATAAGTTTTATTTTTTTCTTTATTAACAGAAAGTGATTCCTGTGATTTTGTCACCTCTTGATTTAATACGCTTCTAGCCCATTCTTGAATATTGTCAAAAAGCCATGAATATTTTTCAGCCTCTTTTTCCCAACTTTCCCACTCTTCGTCCGATGAGGCAGTAATGGATTTTGCTGTTTTGTTTTGTCGGATCTTTTCTTCATTGAATAATATCTGAATTTCATTGATACATTTGGATGGTATGGGTTTTCCTGCCGAAAGCCAACCATTCACTGTTGAGATCGAGCGATTAAGCGACGTCGCCAACCAACTTCTGTCTTTTTTGAACATGGACAGGGTATTTTTTATGTCTTGCACAGACAAAGTCGATTTTTTTTCTCCATTTTCCATGCCTGATTGCTGGTTTTTTGTTGAACCATCTTCCATCATGGCAATATTCATACATGGTCATTGTTGTTCTGTCAATATCATTTCCGCGCTTGTAAAAATAATAATTGACTAATCTCGTTTTCAAGAGTAATCATTTGTTCATGGTCACGAAAGAACAGGACAGAACAGAGATATTCCTGACACGAAAGCAGTTGTCGGAAACATTAAAAGTCAGTGTTGTAACGATTCAGCGCTGGGACCGAGAAGGATGCCCAAAACTTGAAGTCGGTACAGCGATCCATCCGAAAGGCAGACGTCCTAGGTACCGTTTGTCGAAAGTTCTTGCTTGGTTGAAAGCAAGATCGGAACCGCACAGGCCTCTCGCCGACTCCTGAATACAAATTTTCCGCAGATTATGGAATGTGCCCAGTGGAGATGCTGTTCATCCAAACAAAAGCGGCCACCTGTTGGAGCAGGTGACCACCAAAACGGGCATAAGCCCGATCAACTAAAACGTATGACTACTAACACAATAAACAGAAGTCCGCAAGGCGAAAATGCCTTGATGTCGCAGAACGGTGTTGTACCGTTCCAGAATGCCGATCTTGGCTTTTCCGTCCGGACGGTCACCATTAATGAAGAACCCTGGTTCGTCGGCAAGGATGTGTGCGCAGCGCTTGGTTACGCCAATGAATCCAAGGCAATGAATGACCATTGCCGTGGGGTAACGAAACGTTACCCCATCCTCGACAGCCTCGGACGCACCCAGGAAGTTCGCATCATCAACGAACCGGACATGATGCGTTTGATCTGCGGCTCCAAGCTGGAATCCGCACAGCGCTTTGAGGCGTGGGTTTTTGAAGAAGTGCTTCCTTCCATCCGCAAGAGTGGTGGCTACATGGTCAGCCGTCCGGAAGAAACGCCGGAAGAGATCATGGCGCGAGCCATGATAATTGCCGGAGACACGATCAAAAAGCAGACGGAACGCTTGAAGCAGCTGGAAGCCGAACGGGAAAGGAACGCAGCCTATGTAATCTACGGGAAATCTGTAGAGGTATCAAAGGGCAGTAAGAAGGTGGGCACTTACGCAAAGATACTTACCCAGGGAGGAATGATCATTGGGGAAAGACGGCTTTTTGCTCTTCTCCGGGAGCTTGGAATCCTCGGCAAGGTGGGCGCGTATCACAATGAGCCCAGCCAGTATTGCATTGAAAGGGGATATTTCCAAATTACTCATAGAGAAATCGCACATACAAGCGGCATCAAGGAACCCAAGATAACGCCCTATCTTACACCCAAGGGCAGAATTTGGCTCACCAATAAGTTCTACAAGCTGTGGGACACGACTCCCGAAGTCTTCACGCCTTTTGTCGGGAAAGGGTCCTGCCTCCGCCCGGATATGAAGGACTATATAGCCTATGCAGACGTGGAGGATTAGATATGCCAACTATCGAATACGACGAAGAAACGGGCCTTATCTGGGCAGACGACCGCTGGATGACTTTGGACCAGGCGGGTGAGTATGCCGCCACGTTGCGGGAACAACTCACTGACTTGGAAGATGCCATGTTTGAAATGGGCCGTTCCCCACATGCAAAGAGCTGCGGGCCCAACCCTGACGGACACCATGACTGACCTGGAACCCGAACTGATTGATGTGCTCAAGCTACTCGGCTGGCACGAGCTTTAACAATGAAAATATTATGACCTACCCTGAATCAGAGTTTTACGACTGCAAGACCTTGGCCCTGATGTACGATTCCGACCGGGATGTGATCAAGAGGACCGTCCATGAGTTGAAGGACAAGGGGCATGTGATCGAGATCCTGTACTGGGGCAAGCAGGGGAAGATGAAGGTGCACGGCAAGCAGTTCCGCCGGGCGTTGCTCCGAGAATATGGAGAAGGAGGAGTGAACAGATGAAGACACTTCTGGAAATGTTGGCGGCGGCTGCAAGTGGCTTGTTCATGGCGTTATCGCTTTGGCTGGCCATGGAGCTGGACAACGCCGGGCTGCAGGCCGGTAAGAGTCCGCATTCCGGTTTTTGCCCGGAGTCTCCCACTCCCATGAAAGCTTTTGACGGCTTGGAAAAACCGTCCCGCCCTCACGGCATGAGGAAACAATAACCATTAGAAAATACATAATACAATGATTACAAGCAATATTGATACTGCATCTAAACCTGTTCAGGCAAAGCCTTTTGATACAGGCGACAGGGTAATGTTAAATTCCCAGTTAATTATCACCATGCCTAACCGTGGAAGGACTTATCGTTTTTCTCCGGAAGATGAATTTGTCGTGGTGCGGCGCAAGGACGAGAGCAATTTCTACGTCGCCTTTATCAAGGCTCCCTGGCTGGGCGTCTTTGAGTTGAATGACGAAGGCTTCTCCTTGTGCGACGAAGACTAACGATTTCTTCACGCCTCTGTCCGGGGCGCGTCGATTGAACCTGATTAAATAATAATATTTAATTGATAATAAATAAGATTATGATCGCTATGAATACAACTGCAGCACTACTGGTAAACGCAGAACCCCTCTCCCGCGGCAACGGGAAAGGGGCGGATGTTGTGAATAATGTCAAGACGGCTAATCCTATCATTGCTCACAAGCCAGTAAGTACGACAGACGGGAAGACCTGTCAACCGGCAAAGGCTGCCAGGACGGCCAAGAAGCCCGCCGCTCCCAGGAAGAAGCGGTACGATGAAGAGGATTTGATAGCCTTCGGAGAGAATGCCATCATGCTCCGGGGCGCGGCCGAAGCCATTTTGGACATGTTCCATGCCTTGTCCTATGCCGATGACGACCAAAAAGAGGTTGTCAATGGCGTGAAGGAAGCCTTCGAGGAGGCCGCCTTCCTTCTGCAAAATGCAGCGAATGCGTTTGAAGAGAAGATTCCTTTCAAGGTTTTGGACAAGAGGCGGAAGACTTTTTTTGCCCTGACGGAAATAGATGAAAAAGACAGCGATGTTCTTGCCGCGATTACTGCTATCAATTCCGGTTTTATCCAGTGGGATGAAGGAAGTGTTTGCGTGAAGGCGACACGTTGCGAAATGGCAACTCTTCTGCTTAACCGCGCATTGGAAAGCGCCAAGAAGTCCTTCTACCTTGCCGAAGACTCAACATCAAACCCCGCCCTTGCCGCAACGCTTGCTTCCATGAAAGGAGGGCACAGGTGATGAAGGTTGTTACCCTGAAAATCCCTATCTCTCAATCCATGTATGATACTGCTACGTTTGCGGTAGAAAATGGATCTGCCAGAAACGAAGAAGAATATCTGTCCAGCGTTGCTCTCAAGGGGCTGTTTTCTGAATTTTATGAAGATAGGCAACTAAACTTGGACTTAAACGGTTATTTGGATGAAGCGGTTAAAAACCTCTACACCAAGGAGCTTGCCGGGGAAACCCGGCAAGCTTCCGAGGAAGACCCATGCGAGGGTTGTCTCTTTGAAAATGGAACTAGGGCGGATTGCTGTGAACGCAGGCGCCGCATGGGTGACATGCACACTCCCAAACAGGAAGGAGGGGCCGAGCATGACGCCTGAAGAAAGAGAGAGGAAGCGCCGAATCTGGAGAGATTACAAGCTCCGCAAAAAGGCGGGACTCACGAAGCCCCAGGAGCAGGCCGAACGCGAGTCCATGGCTATTTTGCGCGCCAATCAGGCGGCCGAAGCTGCCAGAAAGCGGGACGAGGCCGCAAGGCAGAAGAGGGAGAAGGAGAAAAAGGAGGCTGAAGAGCTTGTTGCTCAAACCGAACTTGAAACCCTTAATCGTGTTTGCGGGACCAGTTTTTATTATGGCCAGTGTGTTCTGGTGACATGCGGCAGGAGAGCCCGTGTGAAGGGAGCTACCCCCAGCAGGTTGCTAGTGCATCTTTTCAGTGGGGAAGTTTTGTTGGTTTCCCCTCATGATGTATGGTCCATGGTGGAGTTGAGCAAGCAGGCCGTGTTCGAGTTTGAACAAGCCACGGAAAGGAGGACCGCATGATAACTCAACAGGAAACAGACGTTCTTCTGAAGGTTTACGAAAGTCTTTTCTTACAAGAAAGCAATCTGGTTAAGCTTCTAGAAAATCATTCGGGAGGCCTTATTGAACGAGACCGGATAATGTCCATCATGCGGAGACTGAAACGTTTACGTGCTGATACTTACGGTTTGGTTACGCAAAGGTGGCTTAATGCAAAACTTCATGGAAAGGAGGGGGGCGATGAAGCACCTTTATATTGACCAATCAGGCCGCGGCATCCGTGCTGGAGTTGAAAATGAGGCAGTTTGCTTTCCTATGGAAACACCAGAACAGGAAGAATGCCGCTGCATTCAGGAGCTTTGCCGCATTAAGGGGGAATTGGGGCGTACAGGCCGCTACGGCGTGTATTTTGACCTCATAGGCCCGGAGATAGAGTTTTGGGTAGAAGAGTTCGGCAAGCCGGGTTTTCTGCTCTGCATCAAACACCAGGACGCCGGCACGGTGCTGGATTATGTCTGCAAGAGGTGTGATGAACTACGTTTGATTGAACCATAGAACATGCCTAATAGAATCATCAGGGAAGGGTTTCTGACATCCGACAAGGTTGATAAGCTGAGTTGGGTGGAAGAGTGCTTCTATCATCGTCTTTTACTTGCTGTAGATGACTATGGACGGTATCACGCCGACCCTCCTCTACTGATCGGAAAGATAATGCCTCGCAAAATAGGCAATGTCAGTAACCAGGACATAGAAAAGTGGCTCACCGCTTGTGTGACCGCGGGTCTTGTAAGGGTGTACGGTGTCGAAGGGAAGCGTTATCTGGAGGTCTTGCAGTTCGACCAAAGGACCAGGGCGAAGAAGAGTAAGTTTCCTGCCCCTGATGAAGAAAAAACTGACGCTTGTCAGTCAAATGACGGACATGTGTCAGACATATGTCAGTCACGTGACCGTCATCCGCTCGCCTATACGGAGACGGAGTCGAATACGAATACGTATACGAAATCGGAAACGGAGACGGAGACGAAGGAAGCTGCGCCTGACGGCTCGCTTGCGGCTCCTTCTCGTTCTTCACTTCCTCTTCCTTCCTCACCGGAAGAGGTGGAAGCCTACCTGAAAAACGAGGTAGCCAGATGCCGCTTGAAGCTGCTCCCCAGGGACGTTTCGGAATGCGCCCTGCAATACTGGGCGGACCGGGGCGGCTCCGGCTGGGTGGACAAGTTCTCCTGCCCCATTGCCGATTGGAAAGCCAATGCCCTGGGCTACGCCCTGCGCTGGGCAAGAAATCTTGATGCCAAAGGGCAACTACCCGGAGAGGAAAGCGACCCCTTCGATCCAAAATTTAGAAAAAATATTTAACCCTCAAAAAGAGAAACCATCATGCATTTTACAGAAACACAACTCAACGCCGAAAAGACCGTTCTTGGCAACTGCATTGACGGCGCCGACAAGGTAGCCGCCCTGATCGAGCAAGGTTTCACGAAGGCTCATTTTGTCCTTCTGGCCCATCAGAAGGTCTGGAGCGCCTTTGAGACTCTGGCCAAGACTCCAGAAAAGGTCAATATCACCGACCTGATCCAGCACCTGGAAGCCGCCGGCGAGCTTGAATCCGTAGGAGGTCACGCCGGGCTTGTCGAGCTTTCAACCAGCTTTGCCTACCATTTCCAGTTCGAGCCCTCCGTGAAGATTCTGGTGGAAGCCAAGAAGAAGCGGGATGTGGAATCCCTGTTCATTTCCGGGCTGGAAAATCTTCAAAACCCAACCCTGAGCAAAGACGAAGTGCTGGCGGAAGCCGAAAAGGTGATGTCCTCCTTACGGGAAAGTTACGGAGTGGCCCAAGTGGCGCGTATGGCTGATGGCACACAGAAGGTGGTGGAAGGGTTGGAGTTTCGCATCAAGAATCCAGGACAGACCAAGGGGCTTCCTACCGGCTACCCCTCCCTGGACAGGATGCTGGACGGCTTACAGAACACGGCTATGGTGGTCATCGGAGCCCGGCCGGCCGTGGGGAAGACTTCCTTCATGACCAACATTCTGTACAATCTGGCCGCCGAAGGGGTGCCAGTAGGCATGTTCTCCCTGGAAATGTCCAAGGAGCAGTTGCTTGAACGCACGCTTTTTGGCATGTCCAAAATCAATGCGGCCAATCTGCGCCGAGGCATCAAGCTGACCAAGTGGCAGCAGGATGCTTTCACCAACGCGGTTCGCAAGGTAAGGAGCCTGCCTTTCTTCGTGGACGACCGGGGCGCCTTGAGGATTGACCAGATCCAGGCGACCGCCCGGCGCATGGTGGCGGACCACGGCGTGAGGTGCATCGGCGTGGATTACCTGCAGCTTGCCAATCCTACCGGACGCCAGGCGTCCCGGGAACGGGAGGTGTCGGAGATTTCCGCCGGCCTCAAAGCCCTGGCCAAGGAACTGAATATTCCGGTGATCGTGTTGGCCCAGTTGAACCGGGAAGCGGAGAAACGCGCCGGGAAGGAAGCCGGGGTTCCCCGTGTGTCCGATTTGAGGGATTCAGGGTCTATCGAACAGGACGCTGATCAGATATTGTTGCTCTACAGGCCTTACGTCATGGACAAAAACGCAGATCCGGCAGAGGCGAAAATCATCGTCGGCAAGAACCGCTTCGGGGAGATTGGTTACATTGACCTGAAATGGGACGCTGCCGCCACGACTTACAGGGAGGTTTGAACAGATGATACCCTTGAACGACAGGAAGATGCTGCACCTGATTGTGCTGGCGGGAGATTGCGCCGCTTGCGGGGTGACGCCTCCGCTCCAGCCTACCATGTGCGCCGTGATGCGGCTGCTGGGGCTGCTGGGAGCCATGACGCTGGCAGAGCTGGCTAACGTTATCCCCTGTTCGGTTGAGGCGCTGCGCCAGCAGTTAAGCCGCCTGATGCGCTGCGGACTGGTGGCCAAGAAGGTCGAAAAGCGCGACGGAAAGCCCGTGGGCATGTACAAGCTGACGCCCAGCGGCACCATTACCCTGCAAGGGTGGATGGCTGATACGGAGAAGTTTCTTAAGAGAATACAAACCCAACCAGAAAGGAAATAGAACGATGGAAATGCTGAATACGAAGCAATACGAATTGGCGCATGCCGTAGCCGCCGGGGAAGACCATGTGGAGGCGTACATGCGCATTTATGGGGCGAGCCGGGAGACGGCGGGCAAGAATGCCAAGAAGACGCTGACCAAGCCGGAAGTGGCCAAATTGCTGGAGGATCTGCGCGCTGCCGACAAGGCGAGCGTGGAGATGATTAAGCGGGAGCTGACGGCAGAGCTGCTGAAGGACAGCCGCAATGCAACTCTTCCCGCCCGCGACCGATTGGCCGCGCGTGCGCAACTGGCTAAGATTTACGGGCTGGAGAAGTCAAACGTGCATGTTTCCACGGATGACGAGTTCCGGCAGGCGATTATTCAGGCAGCCAAGGGGGAACCCTTGGTGAAACCGCAGGTAAAACAGTGAGTTTAGGTGAGTTCAGGAAAAAGGGCGGTCATTTCGGTGGCCGTCCTTTTTTGTTTTTGGCATGCTGTCAAAAGTTTTTTCAGAAAGTTGGTTGAAGAATATGGAAAGGCTTCGATAATTAAATTGAATAGCGATAGCCAGAAAGTTTCTGGAACTGGGTACTATTCAAATAATTTATTCATTCAAAAGTGAAAACAAAAATTAAAATACGTCGTGGCTATGAAGCCGGAGATGATGGTTCTGTCAATTGTATTGAGATAGTAGAGCGAGAAACACTACCTCCCATTCTTCTCGTTAAAACAGAATACTATGATAAAGAAAAAGCTCCTGTAGATAAAAAAACAGGTAAGCGCATCAAAGAAAAAATAGAATGGCAAGACATGAGTGTTATGGAATATGATTTTGACAAGGGCCTCCTTCGGAAAAAATGCCTCTGGAGTAAAGTAATTGAAACTTGGTAATTCATAACGGTATTTAGTAGCCAATTATTCCGCGCCCTGCTTCTTCCTGGAGGCAGGGCGTGTTTTTGTTCTCCCTGCCCATGTGACACCGTCACGCTTGCGCGGGTGCTCTCCGTGTCTCCATGATGGGAGCATGAACCTTGACTTTTTGGGAGCAGAGCAGAATTTCACCGTGCTGGCGGGCAGCCAGCCGACTTACAGGCTGGATTTCATGGATGATTCCGGCAATGCCCTGGTGCTGGACAACGTGACCTTTGACGGCGTCCTCACGGCTCCGGACGGCACGGAACGCCCCCTGGACATTACCCAGGCGGAGAGCGGCAACACGCTGCTGATCGTGTTCCCCGCCGTGGAAACGGGCATGTATCTGTACGAGCTTCGGGCCACCAGCGAGGGCGGAGACCGCCTGCGGCTGGCTTATGGACGGCTGGGCGTGATGGGCACCAATCTGGAGCTTGCCCGCGTAGAGGACGATACGGAGGTGCACCGGCTGGCTGTGAGGGTTCCCGGCAACGCGGCGGCTCACTGTATGCTGGAATGGCGGGCGGTGACGGATGCGCAGCGATCGGCCCAGGACGCGGCGGATTCCGCCAGGGAGGCCCAGAAGGCTTTGGGCGAGATGGAACAGGTGCGGAAGGAGGCGGAAGATGCCGTGAAGCAGGCCCGGGATGCCCTGGGCAAGCTGAACGCGCTGGACGCCAAACTGGCGGAGGTGGAAGGGCACATTACTTCCGCTATCGTGCCGAACCCGGAGACGAATACGTGGTGGATTTGCGGGAGCAATACCGGCTACCAGGTGACGGGAGATCCGGGCAAGAGTCCCAGACTTTCCGCTGTCGGGACATGGATGATCTGGAATGTGGAGACGCAGGAGTGGGACGATACGGAGGTTTCCGCTGCCGGAAAGGACGGGCATAGTCCCTACGTCAACGCCGCGGGCCATTGGTGCACCTGGAACGTGCTGACGGGCGAGTATGAGGACACGGGGCTTGCCGCCGCAGGAAAGGACGGTGTTGACGGTACAGCGGTCAAGCGTCTTATCGTTCCGGGGCCGCAGGAGATACCAACCAGCGGGCCCACCTGCAACGGCGGCTATTATTATTACACCCCATTTTATGACGACGACGGCAACCGCCATTTTAACGTTTATGCCTGGCTGATAGCCAGCGGAGGTTCCGGGAGCTGGGTATGCGTGGGCGAAGCCAATGATATTGCGACGGCGGAGATTTACGGCCTGGTGCGGTTGGGAACGGATACGACCGTGCAGGACGGGGCGCCGGTGGGCAATGACGCGTCTGGCCAGATGCGCGTGCCCCGTGCGGATTACACGACGCCGGGCACGGTGAGGCCCGCGACGGCGGATGTGCTGGAAGATGGCGGGGCCGTAGGGTTTGACGCGGAGGGGCGCATGGTGGCCCAGGCTGCGGCTTATGGCCGCTATGGGGCAATGAAGCCTTCGACCAGCAGTGTGCCCGGCACGTGGTGCATCGGCATTAACAGCGACGGCACGGCAGGGGTTAATTGGGCCGGGCTGAATAGCGCGGGCGTCGTCAAGCTGGGCAGCCAGTTCGGGCAGAGCAATCCGATTCCGTACCAGCAGGGGGTTGGGGCTACGGAGGATCACAAGCTGGCTAATAATCTGGTGTATGGCGGAGCGTTGCAGCACATGAGCCCGTCGGCATGGGGCAGCAGGCACATGGATTGGCTGGACAGCCAGATGAGAGAGACGCCGCAGTGGTTTGGAGACGCCTATTATTTGGGGTTGGCGACGTCCGGCCAGTTTGCGCAGAGCCAGGCACGCGGGCTGGAGCTTGAGAGCGCCACGGCGGATTTAATGGCCGGGGTTTATCTGGCTTCCTCGTTGGGCAATCCGATTGACGGGACGGCGGCGGACGCCAGGGGCAACGCGGTTCCCACGGCGGCGCAGACGGCGGATTACCTGTCCCGGTTTTATTACAACAAGAGCGAGGTGTTCACGAAGGAGGAAACCCGCAAGCATGTGGCGGAAGAGCTGAAGCCTTACGCCACGCAGAGTTGGGTTGAGGGGAAAGGTTACGATACCGCGGCGAGCGTCAACGACAAGCTGGCCGGGTATCTTCCCAAGTCTCCGCGGGTGGAGCGCATCGAGGTGTTGACCAGGGAGGAATACAATAAACTGACCGCCCGTGACGCCAAGACCCTGTATATTATGGCGGCGAGTGTTGCATCCTGATTTTTTACGGCTATGAGAGTGACTAACGGAACGAGATTTATCAACAGTTTTGTGGAGGATGTTTGCCTGGGGGATTTGGCGGTGAGCCATGTTTGCCTGGGGGATAGCCAGCTTTACCCGGAAGATACGTCCAGCATGCGGAGGCTGACGGTGGAGCTGCCGGCGGCAGGTACGCTGGAGCGGGCTTATTGGGTGCACGCGGTGGCGGCCGTGCAGAATCTGGTGACGCCGAAAAGGTATATGCAGCTGACGGTGGGAGGGGAACGGTACATGGTGCATTCTTCGTTTAATGCGCTGCCTTCCGTGATGTTCGAGTCCAACGGCGTGTTTCTGTTTTACCCGGACGAGGGGGCTTCCCTGCATTCCGTCAGCCCGGGGGATTCCGTGGAGGTGAAGGCCGTGATTCCCGTGATTGACGACGCGCCCCTTTCCATCCGGGAGCAGGACGGTTCCGGGAGTCGCAGTTATTCCCTTCCGTTTTTGCCCGGCACTGGATTGTTTGTTCAGTGGACGAAGGGACAGAAGAAGAAGAGCGCGGGAACCCGTTTCACTCTGTCCGGTTCCGGCAGCGGCCTGGCCCATATCCAGGGACAGGGGCAGAAGAACGGGCATGGACGCGGCGAGACGGTGAGTTCCGTAGCGTGGCCGTGGGCCTGCCGTGTGGTGAACGGTTCCACCCATTCCTGGCTGAATGCTTTTGTTGACGGAGATACGGGGATGCTCCTGACGATGCAGGGGTTCAATTCCTGCAATGCGCTGATGGGCCGCCCGCGTTATCCGGCTTTCATCAGGACGTTCCAGCTTAAAATTTTATCTATTTCCTGAAAATGCAAACGAGAACATGCTTCAACGGAGGGGAACAGAGCCCGGAACTGGCGGCACGGTGCGACCTGGACGCCTATATGCGCGGATGCCGGGTGTTGGAGAATTGGGAGGTTTCGCAGATGGGGGGCGTGAAGCGCCGCCGCGGGATGCGTTTTTTCGCAGACGCCTTGAGCGAGCATAGCCGTCTGGCGCCTTACGTTTATTCCTATGCGGACGCTGACGGCCTGCGCTTTCTGGTGGAGATTGCCGGCGACGTGGTCAGGGTGCTGGATATGGAGGGCGCCGAGGCGGCCCGGTTTACGGACGGCGAGGACGGGATGGATTTTTATTTGGATCCCGATACGGTGCGGTGGCGCCAGTTGAATGCTTTGTTGTATCTGACTACGCAGGATAACCGCCCCATGGTGCTGAAGAGGGACGGTGACGGCGTCTGGACGCTGGAGGCATGGGAGTTCAAGCATCATCCCTGGCGGTACGTGAATGAGAAGAGGGATCATTTTTTGACGCTGGCCTGCACCCCCGTGACGGGAGGCATGCGTTATACGGTGGAGTTCGACCCGGAGGAAGAACCCGGGGAAAGTTCCCTTGAAAGTATGGATCTGCTGCGGGCCAGTTTCTGGCTGGAACAGCAGGAGGCGTTCGCCAAGGGGGGAGATCTGCGCCGGAATGTCATTATCGCGGACGGATTGCGGACAGCTTCCAAGGGGGACCGCCTGGCCGTCCATACCGATACCACCGTCAAATACTATATTTGCAAGCAGACGCTTTCCGCGGATGTGTACACGGAGGGGCTGGATGAGCCCGCCTGTTATCCCGATTGTTTTGTAGAGGCGGAGAATTTGGACGGGTTTGAAGGAGTGACGCCCGTTTATTCCGTCAAGGATGTGAACGGGAACGGTTTTGTGGATAAGGGCACGAAGGTGGCCATCAAGTCCGGCTACTGGGAGTATTTCACCTGCATCCGGGATTTTACGGAGGCGGATATGGTGGATATGGGCACGGGGTTCGGGGATTATCCGGGTTATTTCGTGCGCGGTCTGGCCGTGGGTAATGCTCTCACCTGCCGGGGGAAGTGGGAGTTTTATTGTTCCGGTCTGTGGTACGGGAGCTATGAGGTGCGCAAGTGCTATGATTCCGGCGATTTGGGAAGTGATTGGGAGACGGCCGGCACAAGCTTTTCCCGGATTGGGGAAGCGAGTAATACGCAGTTGACGGGGGACGAGAGCGACGAGGAATGTTTCCTCCGCCTGTTTCTGACGCGCAGCAAGTTCATGGGGGATTCCCTGGCGTCCGGCTTCCCGGCGGATAGCTGCGGGAACCGGCTGATTGTTCCCGGCTACCGTCATGATATGGTGCTGCGGGCGGTGCCCACGCTGGATGATGCCGGAGAGGTGGCCGCCGTGGAATGGTCCTGTGAAGACAAGGTTCCCGTCGAATGGGTGGGGCGCCGGACGGTCCACAACTGGAGCTGGGCGGCCTTTTCGGAACGCTACGGGTTCCCGCTGCTCTGTGAGGTGTACAATCAGCGGCTGGTGTTCGCTTCCACGCGGGAACAGCCGCAGACTGTCTGGATGAGCCGCACGGACGATTTCAATAATTTTTCCACCGGGGACAGCGATGACGCGGCTTTGGCGCTGACGATGGCCACTTCATCCCAGAATCCGGTGTGCTGGATGAAAGTGCTGGATTACCGTCTTGCTTGTGGTACATCGGAGGCCGAGTGGATTATTTCCGCCGGGTCCAGGCAAGGAAGCATTACTTCTTCCGACAGGCAGATTGAAGCACATGGACATATTGGTTCCAAAGCTATTCCCGCCCTTCTGTCTTCCGAAAAGATTCTTTATATTGAGCGGGGAGCGAACCGTTGCCGTGAGTATGGATATTCGTTCGAGATTGATGGGTTCCGTAGTAAGGATTTGACCGTGTTGGCCCCTCATATTCTGCGCGATCACGGAGGCGCGAAGCATGGCACGTTGTTGACTAATCCCGATACGGTGGCGGTGTTTGTGCTGGCGGATGGTCAACTCGCCTTGTGCACTTACAATACGATGCACGAGGTCAACGCGTGGCACCGATGGATTACCGACGGACGCATTCTTGCCGTCTGCGCGATGCCGGACGGTTCCCGTTCCGACCGCCTGTTCCTGATTGTGAAACGCGAGACGTACACGGCCGCGGGGGATTTGGCGGACAGTTCTCTTTATATCGAGGTGGTGGACGACGATTCCCCCTACGATGATGTGGGTAATGATTACGTGTCCACGCTGCTGACCAACGCCTTGAGCAACCCCCTGGAAACACGGGTGGAGAGAAATCCGAAGTTCCCGGTAGCCGTGCTCTTTGGACAAGATTGCCTGACCGAACCGCTGCGGGTGACTGGAGACGGCGAGCAATGGGTTCCCGTGGCCAGCAACGCCCCCGTGATGACGAAGGGCTGGCACGAAGTGATTACGGTGAACCGGTGGCAGTATGAGCATGTGGTGGGGCTGCGGTTCAGCGGTCCTGCCGGGTGTGAATTTTTGGCGATGCAGGGATGATGAACGCATTGGAACAGGCATGGGACGTGTTGGAAAGCATCAAGCCAGGATTGTACGGGGAACATATCCGTACGGCTCTGGACATGGGCGGCATTGTTCATCTGGCCCCGGATTGCGTGTACATGGGCGTTCCGCGGGATCCTGTGGACGGGGATGACGCGCATACGTTTCTGGTGTTGTTTGTGTGCGGCATTGGGGCGCGTATCGGCGTCCAGGCGGATTACCTGCTGGGGCTGGGGTACACGCACGTGGTCTGGTGCCGGGAGGTGAAAGGCTACGGTCCCCAGGGGTTGCAGAAACACCGCATGGGGAAGTTTGCCCGGCTGGCGCAACGGTTGAACGGAGGGTAACGATGAGTAAGCATTGGTACGAGAATTGCTGGACAAGCCAGGAATGGAGGCTGAGTCATTTGTATTGGATTGAGCGCAAGAACGGTCCTCCATGCCGCTTCCGTTTGAACTGGGCCCAGCAGGAATTGCACCGTAACTTGTGGCACCGCAATAATATCCTGAAGGCCCGCCAGCTTGGGATTTCCACCTATACGGCCATGTTGATGCTGGATATGTGCCTGTTTCGGGAAGGGTTCCATTGCGGCATCATCGACAAGACCCTGCCGGATGCCCAGGAGAAGATGGGCAAGATTTCCTTTGCGTTCCATGCTTTGCTGGATCCTCCCGTCAACGGAGAAGAGTTCGTGGAAGACGAGTGGGAGCGGGAACAGATCAATACGTTTGCCCGGCAGCTTTTTGTGAGCGCCAAAGGGAGGATTTCAGCCACCAGGGCGGAGTTTGCCACGGGCAGCAATATCCGGGTGGGAACCAACCTGCGAGGCGGCACGATGCAGTTGCTGCACGTTTCCGAGTTTGGCTATGTGGCTATCAATGACCCCAAGAAGGCGTTGAAGATTCTTTCCGGCGGGATTAACACGGTGGGACGCGACGGCGTGGTGATTATGGAATCCACGCATGAAGGAGGCAAGTATGGCGAGAATTACCGTATGACCAAGGCGGCCATGGAGAATGTGGGGCGTACCCTGACGCCGCTGGATTTCAAGTTTTTCTTTTTTCCCTGGCATAAACAGTCGGAATACCGGGTGGACGAAGGGGATCCCCTCCGTTTGAACAACCAGCACCGGGAGTATTTCGAGGGGCTGGCCAAGGAAGGAATTAGCCTGGATGAGGGACAGAAACGCTGGTATTTGGCCCAGTGGAATACGTTTGGCTACCTGGTGAAGCAGGAATACCCCAGCACTCCGGCGGAAGCGTTTGAAACGCAGGTGCACGGAGCTGTGTACGGCGCCCAGATTTCCATGCTGCGGGCTCAAGGGCGTCTCAAGCAGCAGTTTGAGCCCGACGATACACGTCCGTTGTACGTGAGCTGGGATATCGGGCTTTCCGACTACATGACCCTGTGGCTGATTCAGCCGGGAGGGGACGGCAAGTTTTACGTGCTGGACCATTATTCCGCCAGTGGAAAGGAACTGGCGCATTACATCGGCGTCGTGCGCGGATGGGAGGCCCGCTGCGGGCAGAGCATCGCCGCCAATTTCCTGCCCCATGATGCGGCCAAGCGGGACTGGGATCTGACGAGTTTCGATCAGAGGCTGGAAATGCAGGGGCTGGTGTGCCGGGTGGTTCCGAGGACCAGCGATATTTGGACGGGGATTCACGTCACCCGTCAGTTGCTGCCTCATTGCGTGTTCCATGAAAAGTGTTCAGAACCTGTCATGGTTGACGGCGTGGAGTATATGAGCGGCGTGAATGCCCTGGAGAATTACCAGACGCTGCCTCCGGGAGCCAATGGCCGGGTGATTTCGATGCCGCTGCACAATGCCTGTTCCCATTCCGCAGACGGGTTCCGGACGTTTGCCGAAGCGTATGCGCATGGTTATGTCGAGAAGACGGGAGCACGGGCGCCCAAGAGAACCGAACAGAGAAGTGGCATGCGCAAGGGGATGGCCAGGGGCGTTCCGTGGGCAAAGTAATTTTTTTGTCCGTGTGACACCGTCACGCTTTCTTTCCGTCCGCGGGCATGTGAAATCATGATACATGATCATCAACACCACTGCCGGCAAGACTTATGCCGTCACGCCTCAAACGGATTGCACTGTTTCCACTACGGACGGTGTCTTGATTGCTTCCTGCGCGGCAGGGGAGCAGACGCTTTTTGTCGCCCCCGGCGCGGAAGTGGAAGTGAGTGACGATTCCGCCCTGGTCACGGAGTCTTTTAAGGGCGCCCCCGCCGGATTGTCTGCCGTCTGGGGCTCCATTAAAAAAGTTTCCGCCTCTCTGTCTTCCAAGCTTAATGTTTCCACATTCAACGCTCATCAAGCTAATACTACTATCCACGTTACGGCTCAAGAGCGTGAGAAGTGGAACAGCAAGCAGGATAACCTGACGGATGAATCAGGTAATATGACGCTGGCCGGCAATATCACCGTCGCGGGAGGCACGTTTGACGGGACCGTCAACGCCAACGGCGGCATCAACATCCCGCTGGCCGTGGGGGCGGTAACGGACACGGCGGCGGTTAATCGCTTTTATGCGTTGGGATTGGCCGGTGCTATGTCGGCGTTGGTTCAGCCTATATACCTTAATTCCAGTTCGATCACAGTCGCGGGTTCCATTTCTAAATCTTCCAAAGGTACTCTTGCCGGGTTGACGCAGCGTTTTTCGGTGGGCGCAGCTTCTGCCGGGGCCAATGCGTACGGGTCAGCGGTTATTCCCCTGATAGGGCCTAACGGTCAATTTAATTACAGTTCCGTGTGCGGATTTTCCCTTGCGGTCAACGCGACAGCCTTCGCTAAATTTACTTTTGGCATAGGCCGCGGCTCAAAAACCAACAGAACCGGGTTGACGATGGATTCTTATTCTATGATTCCGGGGAACGAGCTGGCCGTCAACCATGGGGAAGTCATCGATGTCACCATCAATACGCCTTACGATACTGTCCGCAAGGGGTATGAAATCAGAGTAAGGGAAATTTTTTATGTAAAGTCCGTTGGACACTGGCAGGTGAAGACGACAACCGTATTTCTTCCGGTAGGCCATAATGAGCTGATGCCGAACGGGCTGAACAGGCTTATTTACATGCAGAGCGGGCCGCCGAGTACAGCAGTGCGGGAGGAAAAGGCGGCTCTTTATATGGAGCTGGGAGGCGGCAGTACCAATACCCTGTTCAAGATAGCTTCTCTCCGCGGCTTCATCGCTTTCGAGGCAGGAACAGGCGTAAGCACCCTGATTATCGACGCGCGCAATGAGAAAACATATGCCCTTTCAGCCGACGCGGGCACAGGCACCAGGCACCTTTATGCCAATGGATTGACCAATCCAACCTATCACGCATTGGAAGCAATGGCCGTCAATGCCATTGAATCCGAGGAAACGGCTGATTTTGAAGATATTAACATACCATTAGAATCATGAATAATTCAGAAATACAGATTCAGTTCCCCCGTCCGGGTCAGTGGGATGAATTCACCCTGACAGCCGTCTATCAGGACGCGGACGGGTACACCCGCATAGACCGTTTTACGCAGGACGAGATACCCGCGGACCATGCCCCGGCGATGCAGGCCGTCGTTGCCGCCCTGGTGGGGCTGGGGGAGGATTGGCAGGCCGTCCAGGTATGGGCAACACAAGGTTGGTATTACCCGGATCATGTCAATGAGGATAACCCTATTGTGGCCGTGGAGGCGGTGTATCTGGCCGTGGAGGCTGTTAATCCCCACGGGGGACGCAGGATTTTCACAGCCCGCGACTACCCGGCTTTTGTGATCACGGAACCCGCCGCCGTGGAGTTTTTCAAGTTTTTCACTACTGTAAATGAATAACAATGAATCAATTAACCAATGAGCAAAAGAAAGCGGCTCTTTTGGAGTGGATAGAACAAAAAAATAACAAAGACGATGACTAAAGATAATCAATGCAATCATGCCGGAAGATACCTTTACTTACTTGTCATTGAAACTCCCGGACGTAAGCAGGAGATGCACATGCTGCACAGCAGGAAGCAGCGTACAGCCTACAAAGCCCAACACGCGGAATGGCATCTCAACAGCACCTACGTGGAGTATGACTTGTCGGAACATCTTATTAACCAATACCTGAACAAATGAATATCAGTATTTTAGATATACGCGAAGAAGCGTATGAAGCCTTAGGGGTGACAGAATTGCCGGGTTGCGAGCATCCTCATTATGAACAGTCATTAAAGATCATCAAGGGGGTATTGTTGAGATGTCTGGAAGGTCATTCGTGGTATTTTGCACGAAAAAGAGTGACATTATCCGGGAATGATGGAGCGTTTGCTCTTCCTGATGATTTTCTTTTACTGTTATGGTGCTCAGAAAAGAGCTATGAACTGCTTGGCCGTGAATTAAGGTGTTTTGCAGGAAATTCTTTAGAAGTGTTGTATATCTCTCGGAGTTGCGTGGATGCTTTGGAGAATAACGGTGTGGCAGATCTGCCGGCATATTTTATAGAATGTGTTGTGTGTAAAACGTCAGAACGTTTGGCCGTGATTGTGTCAGGAAGTATGGATAAGAAGCTGTCTTTGCATAAGTTATACGATGTTATTTTAGATGAGGCAAAATTGGTTGATGTGAGGCAGTATGCGAGTAATGGGCGGGTTGTGGCTCCGCTGGATGCCATGATTGGCGTGGATGGTGATTTTTTCCCCCCTACTTATTGATTTATGAAGTTTAGCAGGTTTGGTTTTGGTTCCGGGCTGATGTCCCGTGATTTGGCAGGGAGGGTTGATGTGGATGGAGTTTCCCGCGCATGCGTGGAAATGAAGAATTTTGAGTTGTTGCAATCCGGTGCCGTCCGCAGGCGTTTCGGTAGCCGGTGGTTGGCGGATTTATCCGGACGACCTGTTGCCATGCAGGCGTTCCGCTGGTCGAACGGGATGTTGGCTGTAGTCGTGGTGCTGGACGCGGAGTTGATTATTTTTTCTGAGGATGGTGTCAAATTATTCCGATGCGCTTATGATTCTAATGGAGGTATTGTCCGGATGCGGCAAATTAACGATTTGGTTATCATTACCAATTCCAACAGATTGCCCGTGAAACTGACGAACCGGGGCGGCGTGTATGATGTGGCGGAAATTACGTGGGATCATTATCCATTGGAGGGGAGTTTTAATCAGTCTTTCCCTTTGTCGTTTTCCGGAGTGAATTTCAGGGTAGCGGATGCCTGGGATTTTTGCGAACGGGGAGAGACCGGAGAGAATACGTCAGATTCGGGGGAGGAAGTGGTAGAAGTGGACAGGAAGACTTATAGCTTTGGCTTTCAGCAATATGTGAAGCAACATGGATATAAGCTGAATAATGAGTATATTATCATTGTACAGTATCATTCAGGGAAGGGGGTTTATTATTGGGAAAAGGCCAGTTTGACTACGGGCAAGTCGGAAGCTTATTATAATTATTTCCCTTCCGTGACGGTTGCGGGAGGCATGACTTATCGTTTGAATTTTCCGGGTAAATGGACAGGTACAGTTATTATAGAGGTTTCTACTGATAACGGATCTTCTTGGAAAGAACGTACCCGATTTGACGGGAAACTAACGGAATTAGAAGAAACTGCAGAGCGAGATACATTGTTGCGGTTTAAATTTTATGAATATTCCAGTAATTTCAACTGGACGGAACAGCCTGTGATAGAGGTTTTCCGCAGGATGACTGTAACACCTTCCGAAGATGGGGATGTGATTCGCGCGGAGTATGACGGTAAGATGTTTTGTGTAGGCGACGTACTGGCAATACGGCATAAAATCAGCGAACGGAAGAGGTATTTCGATGTGAGCCAACACATGAATGGATTGTCGGCGGCAAACCTTAAGACAACGAGTTATGCCGTAGGTAAAAAGTTGTATTCCGATATTTCCGGCATTCGCAAGTATTGGACTTGCGTGAAGGAATGGACTGCTGATTCAACGGTAGCAAGCGGTGCTGATCTGGATGCGTGGCCGTCTTATTTTGAACCTGGGATAGAGTTTTTCCGTTCGGTGGTGAGCGGGGAATTTGAGTTTGGGTCTGTCAATAAATCCGATTATAATTTGTGGGCGGTTCAGACTTCTTCTGATGGTCTGAGGTGGGAGAACATGATTACCAATGTTGATAGCTATACGCCTAATACGGAGGTCATTTTAACGGGCAATAATGATGGCGTTCCTTTGTTGATGAGGTGCGTTATTTTAGAGCATGACGTTAATCTTGCCGTTAGTAATATGGGCAAGAAGTATTTTAAGCGTAAGAGGTTTGATTTAATCAATTATGCGGAGATTGTTTCCTTAAAGGATGATGGGACAGGACAAGTGACCCTGTTAAATGATCCTGACATGTTTGACGTGCGTCATTGCTGGGAGTGGGATTTTTTTGCATTCCGGAAACAAAACGGTTTCCCTGTAACATGCGTGTTACATGCCGGACGGCTGGTGTTCGGCGGTACGTCCGGACAGCCTCTGACGCTGTGGTTTAGTGCCGTGGACGATTATTTCAATTTCCGTACCGGCGATAATACGGCGGATGCCATGTTATTAACGCTTGTGAGCAGTCAGCAAAGCGAACTTGTGTGGGCGGCGAGTTCCGGGACGGCTTTGCTGTGTGGAACAACCTGCGGGGAAGTGGCCGTCAGGTCTATTAAAGCTGATGTACTGAGCAGTTCCTCCGCCGTAGCAGAACAGCACAGTAATTGCGGAAGCTTTTCAACAAGTGACGTGTTGATGACTACGGATGCAATTATGTTTGTAGACCGTTCCGGCAAGAGGCTGAGGCGTATTAGTTATTCGATGGACAGCGAATTTTATTTCGCACGAGACATGACCGTATTTTCCTACGGCGTGTTGAGCGGAGGAATTAACGGGATGGTATGGCAACGTGCGCCGGAACCGGTAGCGTGGGTTGTTCCGGAATCCGGGGAGTATGCAGGTAAATTGATGGGGATGCTGTATAATCCGGATCAGGAACTTGCTTCTTGGTTTTGCTGGGATTTTGGGGGGGATGTTGTTGGCTTGGCCTGTACGGCAACAGGGAGGGCTGTCGATGAATTGTTCTTTGCGGTGCAGAGGGATGGAGAATTGACGCTTGAAAAGATGGATTGGGAAGCCCGCGATTATGATTGCGTGGGAAAAGGAAAAAAGAGTGTGCCGTTTAATGCCGTATTGAGGACGACCCAAATGGATTTGCCGGAGTTTAACGGGATGAAAGCTGTTACCCCGAAAGTGAGCGTGCTGATGGACGAGGTTGATTTGACTGGTGCCAAGTGTGGTTGTGGAGCCGGGAGCATGCAACCGTTCGCTGTAAGTGAGGGTAACGGCTGGGTGAATGTTGTGGCTCCAACGGACGGACAATACAAGCGGGCCTTGGAATTGAGCATTGCACGGGGGCATGGCCTGATTCTGGCCGGCGCTATCAGCAACGATTAGAATGAGGGCAATTTGTTAAAGGCTTCTTCCGATTCCCGCAAAGAGAAAGCGGCATATCCTTCATGGATCTTCGCAGAATCGTGGCCTACTATTTTCTGTACAATCAGGGGCGGCACTCCCGCTTCATGAAGAAGAGTGGTAGCTGTGTAGCGCAGACTATGAAAGGAGAGGGCGTTTTTGTGCCGGGTTTTTTCCTGAGATGTTCCATATTGTTTCTGATACCGTTTCCCGGCAAGAGAAGGATCCCGTTCAACGAGGTCGCAGGTGAAGAGGATTTTCCCGAATTCGTTGGACAGGGTGGATGATTTTCCCGTGCGCTGGTATTTTTGAGCCGCGGAGGGGTGTATGTATTCGTTGGTGCGGTGGGGGTATCTTTCTTCCAGCAAGGCGCGTAAACGGCTCCACAAAGGGATGACGAGGGATTTGCCGCGTTTTTGGGTGCGGAAGTGGAGAATGCCTTTCTCAAAATCCACGGCATCCCATTGGAGGCAGGCAATATCTCCCAGACGCTGGCCGCCTGTATATAGGGAGGTGAGTATCATACTGCGCCATTCCTCATTGCTGTTGGTCAGGATAAGTTGAAGCTCTTCCACGGTAAACGGGCGGCGGGCAACTTCAACGGAAACGGTGCGGGAGAGGGATGAAAGATGCGTCACCGCTTCGCAGGGGTCGGTGTCCAGCAGGTTCAGTTTTTTTGCGGTGCTGAAAAAATGGCGGATGGCACTAAAATGTTTTTTGCGGGTGGATGGCCGGAAACGGTTATTCAGCCAGTTTTGAAATTCGTCCATCATGATGGAAGTAACAGAATCCAGCGGAAGAACGTCTTTTTCTTCTATCCATTCAAAAAAGAGGCGCGTTGCGTCGCTGTAGTTCCGATAGGTGGCTTCTTTTTTGGTTTTGGACATGAGGGCGAGCCTCTCTTCAATCCATTCCCGCACGGATGGAAGCCTGAGCGTTTCATTACTCAGGTCAGCGAGTACGCGCCGGATATGGGTAGCCTTGAGTTTCTGGTTGGCGGTACGTTCGTAGGTGTTGGCGATTTCTTGAGCAGTTTCCCGTAGTTCTTTGGCCGTTTGTTCGGAACCGGGAGGCGGTTCAACTGGAATCTTTGTGGAGCGGGAAACAGTTTTCCACGCGCCGTCAGGGAGTTTGCGGGCAAATTGAGCAATCCAGAACCGGGACGTTGGAAGATGTCTTATGATAGCCACGGATTACTTACACAATTTTTTACACAAAACGTCAATGCATTTTAGCGTTCCCCTAGTAAATTGACGGAATTCGCGGACAGGGAAAAACGCTGTAATTCTTTTGATATTCAATAGATAGAATAAAAAAAGACTGCCTCGCCGGAGGCAGTCTTTTTGTTGAAGGTGGTACGCGGTATAGGATTTGAACCTACGACCTCCACCATGTCAAGGTGTTGCTCTACCACTGAGCTAACCGCGCATTTGTAAGTGCGGGCGGATTATTACCCGATTAAGGAGGAAAGAGCAATACTTTTTTTGAGAACGCCTCATTTTGGGGACAGGGGACGGAAGCGTTCCTTCTAGGAAAAAGACACCGATTTCTCTTCCTATACAAAGTATTTCTGCTAGTCTGAGAGGAACGTTTCACAGAGTATGATGAACAGACATTTTATTTTTGCATTGTGTACTGTGCTGGGATTCAGCGTTTCCGGCATTTCCATGGCTCAAAGCGTTCCCTCGGACAAGGAAGCCGCAGCCAAGGCCGCCAAGGCGGCGAAAGTGAAATTCCGCTGGGGCAAGAGCCTGAAAAGCGCTCAAAAGCAGGCGGCGGAAACCGGCCTTCCCATTGTTCTTCTTTTCACGGGAACGTCCTGGTGCGGCTTTTGTGTTAAGTTGGAGAAAGAAATCCTTTCCAAAAAGGATTTCAAACAAGGCATGGACGGCGTGGCCATTGGCGTCAAATTTGAGTTCGGCAGTTCGGATTTCAGCAAGTCCAAGGAAGCCAAGACGTATAACATTACCGGCGTGCCGGCCATGGTGGTGGTGGATGCGGATGGCAAGGAGCTGGGCCGCACGGGTTATGTTCCCGGCCGTACTCCCGCCCAGTACGTTGAATTTTTCAAGAAATACGCACCCAAGACAGCGGAAGGCAAGTAAGGCAGGTGTTCCGGAGAGGAACTTGATTAACAGGAGCGGCGGGAGAAAATCCGGCGCTCTTTTTTTGTTCCGGCAAGAGAGGCTGGAAATTTGTTCGCTGGACTGCTTTAAGGCCACTGTCGTATAAAAGTTATGACAAAGCATATTGAATGAAGGGGTTACGTATCAGGTCCCATCTGCATGCCTGAATTTACAAATGCATTTAGCGGCCTAAAAGAGGATCGGAAACTCACCCATGACGAATTGGTGAGAGCCATCCGGTTCATGATTGCAGCGGAATATGAATCCATTCAGCTTTATACCCAGCTTGCCGCCTCCATTGATGACAAGCTGGCTCAAGAGGTGCTTTGGGATATTTCCAATGAGGAAAAAGAACACGCGGGCGAATTTCTCCGCCTCCTCCAGGTGCTGGCCCCGGACGAGCAGGGCTTTTATGACGAGGGGATGGGGGAAACCAATGAAAAGATTGACAAGCTGAAGGCGTCCTGCCCGGACGGCGCATGCAGCAGTTCTGCCGCTCATTGACGGTGCTTTTCATCCTTTGCTGTAAAACGTCCGGTTTTCTTCAGGAGAAGCCGGGCGTTTTTTCTGTTCCGGTCTTGCGGTATCTTTTTTCCTTATTACGTGCCAGTGGCGGGAATGTATTGTAAAAGCGGAGTATAAGCGAACCCCCGTGTTTCATCCGTATTCGGGATGATACTGACCTCTTTAGACCATTGGTTATGAATAAAAGTTCAAAGAATGTCGCTGAAAATATATGACAGGAACATTTTGAATGTATTCATTGCGGTCTGGGTCATATCTGCATGCCTGAATTTACGAATGCATTTAGCGGATTAAAGGAAAACCGGAAACTTACCCATGACGAATTAGTGAGAGCCATCCGGTTCATGATTGCAGCGGAATATGAAGCTATCCAGCTTTATACCCAGCTTGCAGAATCCATAGACCATAAACTGGCCCAGGAAGTTCTGCTGGATATTTCCAATGAGGAAAAGGAACACGCGGGCGAATTTCTCCGCCTCCTCCAGGTGCTGGCCCCGGACGAGCAGGGCTTTTATGACGAGGGGATGGGGG